GGTGTCCCCTCTTCCCTATCAAGTGACGAGGTGACACGATGGCATACAATGACGCAATCATGAACAGCGCCGACAAGCAGAAAATTGCCGCACTCGGCGAGCAGTGGCAAGCCGCGCAGAAGGCCGGAAATCAGGGCGGCATGAACGAGGCGCACGAACAGGCAGAGCTTATCCGCAAGAAGTACGGCTACAGCGGCGGCGGTGACGGCAGCGGCTTCAAGATCGTCGGGAACAACACCGTCCTGCCGGAAGCAAAAGACCAGAGCGAGAACATCAACAAGATCTATGACGCGCAGCAGAAGACAAAGACCGACGCGCTGAAAGCGGCGTATGACCAGAATATGCTCGACTATGACGCACAGGCCGCGAAGATCCCGCAGACGTACAACGAGGCGCGGCGGCAGGTATCGACGCAGGCGGACATTTCCCGCGCAAACCTGAACGAGCAGATGGCGGGCAGCGGCATCAATGTCGGTGCTGGCAGTCAGCTCGCGCTCTCGCAGCAGAACAGCCGCAATGCCGCTATGGGCAAAGTGTCTACGGCGGAGGCGGACGCGCTGTCCGATCTGGAGGCGCAGCGGCAGAAGGTAAAGGCGGCGTATCAGAACGCGGTCGCGCAGGCAATCAGCGAGAACGACGCGGCACGCGCGAAGGCGCTCTATACCGAGGCGCAGCGTGTGGATAACTCCATCGTCAACACGGCGGTCAAGCAGCTTAGCGTGGACACGACGCTTGCGGAAAACGAGCGCAGCCGCCTCGAACAGCAGGCTGCGACGCTCGCCAAGTACGGCGATTTCAGCGGTTATGCGGCGCTCGGCTATTCGCAGGATCAGATCGACGCGATGCAGAAAGTGTGGGGTGCGCAGAACCCGAAGCTCTACTACGAGCGCACAGGCAAATATCCGGCGAGCTACGCGGCATCAAACCGCAGGACGGGTGGCGGCGGTGACGACACAATCACGCCGGTGGAGAACCCGACGAGAAACGACGCGAAGGATCTTTCAAGCATTCACGAAAATAGTCACATAACGAATGTGAACGGCTCCGGATGGACATTGGTGCGCGGCTACGGTCGTGTGACGCCGAGCGAGCTGGAAACGCTTGTGAACGCCGGGAAGGTGAAAGAGGTCGACAACGGAGACGGCACCTATACTTATAGAACGGTCGGCTACGGAAAGGTATCTTGACAATGGCATCTGACTTTCTGAAACAGTACGCAAAGAGCAGCCGGGAGAAAATTGACAGAGAGTACGGCAAGAAGGCTTACGGCGGTTCAAAATACAAAATGGATAAGGTGTGGGGTCAGACTGCGGCGCAAGACACTGCTGCCGAGCAGAAACCTGTCACCAAACCGATCTCTGAGCCTGTGCCGCAGAAGAAGAAAGAGAACATCAGTTTCTGGGAGAAGCTGCTTAACGCTTTCGGCGACGCCGGTTACAGCGCGGACACGACAACTCCGCTTTCCCTGACGAATCAGGCAATCACGGATGATTACCGCAAGAGCAATATGCAGGAGAGCAAGACGGCGGAAGCGGGCGGAAACATCGCAAAATCCGCCGTAAAGAGCGCGGAGAGCGCCTACGAAAACGCGGCCGGAACATTTCTCAAAAAGCGCAGCGGAACGCAGATCATGGGTGTGACCGTCGCGGACGATGCCGTATCGGAAGCGGACAAGGCCACGGCGGAAGCTGCCCGGCAGCGAAACCAGGAAAGTATCTATGCCAAGGCGGACAAAGCGGCGGAAGCGGCGGCAGAAGCATCCGAAAAGGCGAAAGAGAACCTCGGCGGAAGCAAAGCCGCGGGCGCGTTTGTGGACATTGCAAGCGGTGGCCTGCAGCTCGGCGCGGACATGGCGCTCAATGCACTGCTCCCCGGCGCGGGTCTGGCAAACATGGGCCTACGCTCCTATGGCAGCGGGTCGCGTGAGGCACGTCTTGACGGCGCGAGCGAGGGCGAACAGGTGGCATACGGCGCTGCGGCCGCTGCCGTTGACGTTCTGACGGAGAAAATCTTCGACGTCGGCAAGCTGTTCGGCGGCGGTGCCGCGGACGACGTGGCGGAGAAGCTCATCGGGAAGCTGGCGAAAACGGATGCCGGGCGCAGTGTTTTGCGCGCGCTGACAAACGCCATCGGTGAGGGCGCAGAGGAAGCCGTGGCAGACATCCTGAACCCGGCGATCCGCGCAATCTACGACAAGGGCGCCGCGGCAAAGTCGAGCTACACGACGGCAGAAGGTGCGAAGGAAATGCTTGCGCAGTCTGCGTATGACGCCATGATCGGCGCGGCGCTGTCTACATTCGGAACGGCGGCGGGCATCGTCAAGGGCGTTGACGCGCAGAAAAACGCCGCTCTGCGCGCCGGAGAACCTGCCGCAAGCGTAAACGCAGAAGCGAGCGCGAAACCGGCAGAGGCGGAAACGATCGCGGCAGAAGCACAGGCAGAGGCCGCACCGGTCGAGACTTCGCAGGACGCTCCGGCGGCGCAGGAGAAGCCGCAGGAGAACAGCACGCTGCGCATGGTGGAAGAAGCCGCAGGGCTGCGCGAACCGGCGCAGAACCCTGAGCAGGAACGTGCTACGGAAGCAGGGCAGAGCGCGGAGCGGGACGCGAACAGGCAGCCGCAGGAATATACGCCGGAAGATCATATCGACAACCGATCTGACGAATACATCGCAAAACGGAGCACAAAATCATTCCAGTACAACCACCCGGAACTGCACGAGCACTTTGAGCGCGTTGCAGAAGATCTTGCCCCTATGATTTACGGCTCAATGCAGAGCGACCGATATAAGCGCGGAAAAGGCACGATCACGAACAACTCGCGCGTTGTACAGGACGTGATTGACAAAACCGGTCTTTCCCGCCCGGAGATTCTGCGTGCACTGGATGCGATCATCAAAGACAACGGCGCAGAAAACTATGCAGACGCAAAGCGCGTGGAAAAGGCGCTGGACTCCCTGCTCGTAGACGGCTACACAAAACCGAACGGCGAATATGTTGCTCCTGACGCGGCATACATGGAAGCAAAAAGCCAGATTTCCGGTGGTACAGACCCGTACTCGTGGGAGTATTATCGAGATAATGACCTGTCGCTCATACTCGGAGAGATCACGGAGGAGGAATCCTATAACGATTGGCGTGCGCAGCACGACGCACGAGAGGCAGCAAAAGCGGCGCAGGAACAGTCACAAAACAGTGGCAATTTTGCAGACGTGCAGCAGCGGGAGGCAGAGACGGATGCCGGGCAGCGCGGCACGATGCCGGAAGGACAGGGCGCAAAATCCGCGGAGTTTGGATATGACGAAACGCGGACGCAGACGCACTCGACCGACGGTGTGCTCACCGATGACGAGCGTGCGATGGAAGGGCTGAGGCCGGAAGACAGGACGCACAAAGTCAACCATGACGAAGAGGTAAACGCAAAGGCACAGGAGCGCTTTGAATCGGACTACGAGGGCGAAAAGGCAGACCTGTTCGGTGAAAAGCAGGACTGGGACGATACCGACACGGTGCTCGCACACAAGATCATCGTCAAAGAAGTGGCCAAGGCGCGCGAGAGCGGCAGCAAAGATGCCTACGCCGAAGTGGCAAAGCTCATGAAAGAATGGGACGCGCACGGCACGGAAGCCGGTCAGGCGCTGCGGCAGCGGCGGCAGCTCGCGTCTGACCCGGCGCTAATGGAAGCGGACGCGATCCAACTGCTGAACGACAGCGAGCGAACGCGCAAAATGTCAGACGAGCAGCGCAAGAAGATTCTCGACAGCGTGAGCCAGAACGCGGAGAAGCTGCGCAGCATCGAAAAAGGCGACGTGGACGGCTTGGTTGACCTCATCAAAGACATGAGCACGGAGCGGCGCACAAACAGCCTTTGGTCGAACAAGATGGGCAGAACAATGGAAAAGGCGCTTGAGCAGGCAAAGAAACTGCCGGACGGCGAAGCGTTTCTGCGTGACGTTGCCGCAAGCCAGGTGCGCGGCATTGCGTATGACTACGCGAAACCGTCCACGCTCGAACAGATAAAAACCTATCGTTATCTGTCCATGCTCTCGAAACCGGCGACGGCTGGCAGAAACCTTGTCGGCAATATGGTGTCTGACCCGGCAGATGCCGTGTCAAATAACATCGGCGTCGTGCTGGACATGCTGCTGTCGAAATACACCGGCACACGCTCCGTACCTGTGGATAAGAGCTATTTCTCCAAGGCGAAACGAAAAGGCATGGGCGAGGCAAAGCTCAAGTCGTACATTGAAATGGGCCTTGACGCAAGCGTTTCCAACGCGCGGGGCAAATACGGGACCGGAGGCAGCAGGTCGTACAAGATGACCGGGAACTTTCTGGAACGGTTTCTCTCCACGTGGGAGAAATATAGCAACTACGCCATGGTAACGACTGACCAGATGCAAAAAGGCGGCATTCAGGCGGAAGCACAGCGCGGAATTGACGCGCTGGAAGCTAAGGGCAAGGTGGCAAAAGGCGCGCTTGACGGCCGCGCGGAGGAAATCGCAAGGGAACGCACGTTCCAGAACGACAGCAAGATCGCGCAGGCGATGGGCGTCACGCGGAAAGCGCTGAACGTATTTAGCATTAAGGACAAGCGCGGCGGCAGATTCGGTCTCGGCGACATTATGCTCCCGTTCACGAACGTGCCCGGCAACATTGCGAGCGCAGTGATTCAAAACTCCCCTGCCGGGTTTATAAAAGCCGGTGTGGAGATCGTCAAAGTCTTGAACAAGGCAAAGGCAGGGACGCTGACCGCAGCCGAACAGGCGAAGGCTGTGACGGATTTCGGCCGCGCGTTCAACGGCACGATGGGCATCGCGCTCTTTGCGGTGCTTGCCGGTGCTGGCGTGATGAACGTCGCAGGAGACGACGACGAGGACAAGGAAGCGCTTGAAAAGTCCGAGGGCGTTAGCGGCACGCAGCTTAACCTTAGTGCACTAAACCGGTTGATTGCCGGGGAAAGCACGGAGTGGCGCGACGGTGACGACCTGGTATCTATCGGCTTCCTTGACCCGATCAATGCACAGATGACCTACGGCGCGCTGCTTGCAGACTGCTACGAGGAGGACGGCAAGATCACGTTCGGAGACGTGACGCGCGAGAACCTGTCGACCATCTATCAGACCGTGATGGATCTGCCCGCTATGTCGCAGTTTCAGGAGATCGAGAACAGTCTCAAGTACTCCAAAGCGGACAACGATGGCGGCAAGCTCGCGGACGCGACACTCCGATACGGCGCGTCTCAGGCGACGAGCTTTATCCCGAACATCGTGTCCGGCGTGGCGCAGGGTGTTGACGGTACGGTGCGCGACACCTACAACGGCGATACCGCGTGGGAAAACGGCCTGAGCGCGATGAAGAGCAAGATCCCGTGGCTTCGGGAAACGCTTCCGGCTGCGCTGGACAACTGGGGGCAAGAGAAGAAATACACCGGCACGGCAGCGGAAAACTTCCTGAACGCGACGCTGAATCCCGGCAGCGTCACGAAGTACCGGACGAGCGACGTGAACCAGGAGCTGTACCGGCTCGGTGAGAACATCGATATAAAATATCCCGTGAAGAAAGCGCCAAACAGCGGAAACAGAGACGGCGAAAAAGTGTCGCTGGACCAGGACGAGAGGCGGCAGTACCAGATGGCATACGGCCAGACGGCCTATGACAACATCCAGAAAGTCATTCAGAGTTCTGTTTACAAGCAGTCGAGCGACGCGGAGAAAGCGGCCGCAATTCAAAACCTGCTGGAAGTCGCAACGGCGGCCGGCAAGAAGAAGGCGAAGCTCGACGGCGGTGAAACCCCGGCGTGGACGACGAAAAGCAGCGGCAGCGTGGCAGACAACGCCGTATACCGCGCCAAGCTCGGAACCGCAAAAGACACACTTCCGGCCGATGCGCGAGACCGCAACGGCGATGTGATGCAGGCAATCATCAAGACGGTCGTCGGCAAACGCGGCGGCAGTGACCAGCTCGCGCTCAATGTCATGGCACAGCAGCTCAAAGAGGGCACGCAGGAAAAGGTGGAGACCGCATACAACGGCGGGTACGAGCTGAAGCAGATCGTGGACTTTTATCAGGCAATGTATGCAAAGAAGCCGGGAACCAGCCAGAAGAAGTACAAGAAACCAGATCTGTATGCGTGGGCGATGCAAAACGGATATACCGCGAAGCAGTTCAACCAGCTATGGAAGCTCTTCTCGTGACAGACACACAACAAGAAAGCAGCACGCATATCCTGCGTGCTGCTTTTTCTTTATGTGCTTTCTCTTTCGTACTGCTGGATCATGTCGAGCGCTGCGCGTAAGTCCGGCGCTTCCCGGATGGCACAGCCTGTTTTTACGAGGTATGATCCGTCAGCGCTGCGCGTCATGCGGACAATCCTATTCGCCGGAACTGCCGTTTTTTCGCGTTCTGCGCAGTCTTTGTCCCCTGCGCTAACTTTTGCGTCTTTTGACGTGCGTCCGCTCTCCGTTGAGATTTCGCCTGCGCAGGCGGCATATCCGGCCAAGTCAATGAAGTTATCCGCTTTATCGCCTCCTGTTGCGATGCGGCCGAGCTTGAACAGCGCCATCATTGCACCGACGTCGGCTGCACTGAGCGGATGCTCCATGCCGCGTGCGCATAGGTAAACGCTCCAAAGCATGGAGATCGTGCGGAAATTGTCCTCCGGATCACCGTACTGCTGATTTCGGTCGGTGCAGACGCAGCGCTCTGCGGCTTTCAGAATTTCGGCACGGGTCAAAATGCGTCACCGTCCTTTTCCGCGCCCGCCTTGAGCGCTTGCAGATTCGCAAGCACGCCGTCGTAGTCATCCGGGAACAGAACCCGAAGAACGGTACAAAGCTCGTCGTCGTCAAAGGCAAGCTTTTTCCCGCTATAGTTCAGCCGGGCGGCGTTGAAGATCGCATCCGCCAGGATGCTGAGGCGGAGTTCGTTGCGCGCGTCGTTGCGCACGTTTTCCCACATTGCGTTTTCGTTCATTGTTATCTTTTCCTTTCTTGTGTTCCATATAATTCAAATGCTTCCCACTTATTTGCTATGCGCTTCATGTGCGCGCTGGCTGCCTGATTCGTGATCCCAAATGTGTCTCCAATTTCTTTGAGCGTGTAGCCGCCAATGCGCATACGCACGAGTTCACGATCGCGCGCAGAAAGTGACCGTAGAAAGCGTTCAACATCCGCGCCGGTTTCGTCCAGCGACAGGCACTGCCTGTCTCGCATCGGCGCGACACCGCGCATTTCCGCGTTATATTCTTCGTTCGGGTCAACCGCGTCAACGTCATCCATGTGCAGTACCAGTTTTCCTGAACGCTTCTTCCGTTTCGCGCAGCGCTGATTGGAGACGATCGCGCTGCGCATGCACCACATCGCGTGCGTAGAAAACTTTCCGCGCGTTGGATCGTATGTACTCGCGGCTCTGAGCAAGCCCTCGGCAGCGTACCCATACAGCTCATCGGCGTCCTCGTTCGGCGCGTATCGGCGGATCGCCAGATAGATCAGACGCTCGTTGTCCGCTGCGAGCTGCTGCTGTTCCGGCGTGAGCGGCGTTAACGTTCTCGGCATGATGCACCATTTGCTTTCCTGCCGCGCGAGCAATAGTCGTCCGCATCTGTGAAATCATCAATTCCGGCGCCAGTACAGCACGAACCGTTATCACAAACGCCTTGCCAGAAACGGCAGTCCTTGCACCTGGTAACGCGAACCGGTTGCGCTCCGATATCCTCTTTTTCGTTTGCAACCAGCTCGAGCAATTTCGCGCGGCTAATTCCTAGCGTTTGCGCGGCAAGCTTCAGCACTACGTCGTCAGAAAACACGTCTTTAACTTCTTCTGGAGTGAGCCCTGTATCTTCGTACCGGCGCAAAAGCTCCCAAGCCTTTCTCGGCAAGCACGTCAAGTAGTCTAGGCAAGGGTTGCGCTCCCGGCACTGCACGACGTCGCAAAAGCTTCCGTCAGATGTCAACCGAATCATTTTGTCATCCTCCTACAATGTCGATCTCGTACTCCTCGCGCAGCACGCGGATCAGATCTGGCGCGGAGACATATCCGTCGCGCACGCTCTCCGACAGCGCCTCTACCTCATGCCAGATGCGTTGGAGCTGCTCCGCGCCCATGCCCTCCTTGTCCAGAAGAGCCGTGAAAAAGATCGCCAGTGTCACGCGGCAGGCATCTGCCGTTGCCGTGTCCTTTGCGCGCTGAACGTCTGCCATCGTCGCCGGTCTCCTGCGCGGGTTAACTCTCTTTGGCATCATCATCACCATCCATCCTCGCGCCGCACCACGGGCAGTAGTCAAAGCGCGTCTCGACTCCAGACGCAAGTCTGCCGCAGCTGCTGCAGTGCCACCAGTCCACGCCGCCAGAAAACCTCGGCCCGTCATGCACAAAGTGCCCATGCACCACCGGCGCAACGTCGTCGGCAGGAATTGAAAGCAATCTCCGGACATCTTTTGACGTGTGACCGTCCCACGGCCTTCCTTTGTCCAATTCCTCGCACTGAAACAGATCCCAGTCTTTTAACTCATAGTGGTATGTGTAACATCCTTCGTCGGTGTCAAAACCCATGATGAACCATCCCCCGCCGAAAGGAACGCTGCCGTCCTCATGCCGCTTGCTTTTCCATGCATGCGGATTATTTTTGGCAAGAGCGGCAGACAAAATGAGCCTTTGTTCATACAAGTCAGCGAAAGTGTGGTATCCGTCTGACATTTTTTCAACGTCGGCGGCGGGCATATCCGCAAGCAGCCGCTTCGCGTCTGTCATTGTTGCGCTTGGATTTGTGACCTCCAATGCGGTTAGATTGGCAATCGCCGTTCCGCGCTCGATGTATTCAGACATTGCTCACACCCCCTCGTCCCGCAGCGCCTGCTGCAGGAAGCTCAACTGCTGACGCAGGTCGTCGATCGTGCGCTCCTGCTTTGCCACCTCAGCGGAAAACGCCAGCGCCTTGCGCCGTTCTCCACAGAGTATGGTTTCCGCTTTCTCGCGCTGTTCGTGCTCCTGCTCGGCGTAGTCGCACAGCTTGCTGACAGCGTAACGTGCGGCCGGAGAGAAATTCGTTCTGCCCTTGTCGTCACGCAGCAGATCCTCCACGTTTCTGCAAATCTCCTGAATGGTCATGCCTTTGTCTCCTCCTTCCGGCGGCCGCCTTTTCCGTGGCCGCGTCGTTTGCGTTCGCGTATCGCGGTTCTCCCGATCGGGGTCTTCGCCCAGTCCTCCTCGATGATCCAGTGCTTGCAGCTGGGCCCGGCCGCACAGCCGCGCGAGTGGTTCATGTCCAGTATGTACAGACATACTCGCGCCCCGCTGACACTGTGCGAGTCACTTGCACACAGCCGCTGATAGTGCGCGCAGCCGCCGCAGTATCGACTCTGCGGGATGCCGCCCCGGAAGTAGATGTCACCTGTTACTCCGGCCATTCGTCTACCTCCTCTACGCAGCCGGGGCAGCCGACGATACGCCCCCAGCGGTCTTTGTATACGCTCTCCGTCTCCTCCCCGCACATCGGGCATAGCCGCGGTGGGTCAGGCTTTTGCTCCAGCGGCGGCTCGAAGCCGAGGTCTCTCATGTGCCCACCTCCGTGTCCGCCCGCGCCCAGAACAGGTCGTTATACTGGTTGTATCGGTCCTGAATCGTGCCTTCGGCCGGGCAGAAGCGCTCCCAGAATCCGCAGGGCAACAGCTCCGGGCAGCCACCGCGATACACACAGTTTGGCACGAGAGCGTCGCTCAACTCCGGCTCGGTCTCGTGCAGAGCCATCTTGAAGTCCTCCGCGTAATGCCGGGTCTCCGGCGATGCCTGATAGCACAGGCGCTTTCGCCATGTGTCAATCAAATTCTGTGCGTTGGCTTCGCCCGTGAACGTGACCGGCGCCTCCTGTGGCAGCTTTCCACGCGGCACGCCGGTGCGGTCGCTCCTCTGCGTGCGGATGAAACACTCCCACTTATGCCGTGACCAGTGCGTGGCGACCCAGCTCGGAATATCTCGCCATCGCCAACGCACGCGGATGTCGCGGATTGGACTGTGCTCCGCGATCAAGATGGAGCGTTTGAATTGCTCGCTCGGCTCGTGGCCAAGGCTCTCCTTTCCCACGGTTGCGCGGCAGTCGTCCACTACCTCGCACCAGCTTCCTTTAACGCCAAGCAGCTCTGTATTGTCGTACATTATCCCTCACCCCCATATTCAGGCCACACTGCGCGGATCTTATCTTCGCGCGCGTTTGTGATTCCATTCGCCCAGCAGTTAACTGTTGATATGGACACGCCAAGCATTTTTGCCGCTGCTGTCTGCGTGATACCGTTTTTCCGCAAAAACGCGCCGAAAGCGGTGTCACGTGATTTTTTGCGCCGTCTGTCGCTTTTGTACTTGGACAACTTCTCGTAGTTCTCCGCGTAGTATTTGCGTGAATACGCTCGGCGCTCTTCAACATTAAGGCTCATCACGCCACCCCCAAGAACAAAAAAATTACATGGAACAGCCACCCTGCCAGGCAGCCGCCCGCGAGGAAGGCGGCACAGACGATGCCGTCCTCGATGCCCCAGACGATGTAGCGGCGCGCTTTTGCTTTCACCTTCGGATCCCCGAACACTTTCATGCTGCCCCTCCGTTTCTGCGCTTGGCCAGCACCTTTCCGTACAAGCCGCATTCTTCCAGCGGAACCTCCCGAATCACTTTGCAAGACGGGGCGCGAACTTTGCCGGAACCGCATTTCGGCACAACAACTGTGCTCATGTCCACTTCGACTTCGAGGATTGCGAGATCAGTCCAGCAGTTTCCGTATGCCAGACACCAGTCGAGATAGGCCATATGGATACCGCGCCCGCAATTTTTGTTAGGGTCAGCGCAAAAGCCGTCTGCCGCAACTGATTCCCCGATTGTATACACAAAATCTGCATCCCGGTCCGAGCGGTACACACCGTCGTGCTTCCGCACCGCTTTAAACAGTTTCGCTTTGCCGTTGCTGTTCTCAATGCCGTAAAAATCGACATATTCGTCAATGGTGTGCGGGTCGTGCACAACGCGCGCATTACTGGATGCGTTAATTTTAGATGCATCGCTCTTTTGATTGATTTGGCTGTTCCCCCACGCCACGACGGAGCTGTTCTCCCACGCCATGACGGAGCTGTTCTCCCACGCCATGACGGAGCTGTTCCCCCACGCCACGACGGAGCTGTTCCCCCACGCCACGACGGAGCTGTTCCCCCGCGCCACGACGGAGCTGTTCTCCCACGCCACGAC